AGTTAAATGTAGGACCATTAATCAATGTTCCATTATTCCCATTTCCGCTCAGATCAGCCCACACCGTTCCAGACCCAGGATAGCTCTGGGGATTGGCTGCGTCCAAACAGAGGACCAGTCCATCGGTGACGATTCTGGGGGAATGAGAAAATGACATTATGAAATAAATTCAGCTACTACTTTTCTCATAGCCTCGTAAGGCTTGGTTGATTTGGCGTCTTGGGTCTTAATGATGTCGTCAAGTTCTTTGAGCAAAGATTCTGCGCTTTCTCCATCGAGTTTAACTAGGTCCTTACGGCTCATGTCTTTCATTCCCTCGCCTCTTTCGTGACCTGGGATATCGTTGGCAATCGCCTCAACCGCTTCTTGACTCAAATCTTCGTAATCATATTCGTCATAAAGATTTCCATCCTCATCGTATTCGGAACCGGTTAAAACACGGTTTTTGTAAGGATCGAATTCCTCTTGGCTCCCGTCGAATTGTAACAAATAGATGGTTCCTGCTTCGTCACTGAGGATTGCCATTTCACTGAAATCTGTCGTTGGCACACCATCGACAGCAGAGATCTTCAATTTGTGTTTAGAAGAATCGATTTCAATCTCTGGTTCAACTTTTTTGCCGTATTGAACCTCGTTTCCTGGATCAGAGATACCTGGAGGTAAATTGTCAGATTCATTGGCCGATACAGACTTATGTTTGTTGAATTCTTCGAAAGAAGTTATAATAGATTTGCTCATAATTTTATATATCATTTAATTTTAAGGATGGGACTAGAAGCTCTCTTATCCACAACGTAGAGTGAATCGTGAACAACAACAGGAACATCAACCTCGCCATCTTCGGTCTTCACCGGAATCATTAATTTATCTTCCGGATTTACCTTCTTCATCATTTTTACTTTCTTCCCATCAAGATCAACAAACATCTCAATTTTAAAGAATTTATCTGACTTATAGGCCGGATCGTTATCAACCTTGACGATTTCACCCCTTACCCATGTGTTCTTAGCTGGCATCCAGAATTTAAATTCTCTTCCTGGAGCTAGATTCCATTGACCAGTTACATCGACAGTTTTAGCCAATCCTGCAGCTTCTGGTTTTTTAATAACCTTCTTACCATCGATCACGAAGGTGGAAATAAAGTCCGTTGCAGGTGGAAGTACCGATTTGATGTTTTCTCCAGATGTTCTCTTGATGTGATCAGTGCTGGTTTCGATGATATCCTCATCATTCATCTTGGACGAGAATAGAAAAAGGGTATTGAATTTGTTTTTGTAGCAGGGAATAAAGTATTGGCTTCCAACGTGCTTTTTTACAACGTCTCCCTTTCCCTTGGAGTAAGCTACGATATTGATCGGGTAACTCTTACCATCAACCTCGAACTCAAATTTTTTAACTGGCAAGATATATGACTTTGCAGGTGGAAAATCCACTCTGAGCATTTGCTTGATCGCCTCTTTGACCTCGTCCTTAACAGTTTTCAAAATTTGCTTCTGCACTTCAGGAAATGGTATTCCTGCGTTTTTCAAAGCAGACATAACTTCAGGAGCCAATTTAATCTCTGTTGCTTCCATTAGTCTCTCAGTCTCCCTCTCTTCGAGGTGAGGATCGTTCCGAAGTGCCTCAACAATAAAGTCTACAAAATTCCACAGATGTTTCATCTGTGCTATATATCAAAAGAAATGGGGATGCCAATTATCCCATTCATCAACTTCTATTTGAGCCGAGATAGGTTCTAGTTGAAGGCTGGTATTAGCAAATAGATCGTATCCTAGATCTAGTAACTTATCTAGTGCATCATCAGAGTGGATAGCTTCAATTTTAATGATTTCCCGACCGTCTTGAACCAAACGGTAAGAATTTTCCTTGCACACCTTGTTGATCTCCATAGATTCCCTATATATTAAATTATCCTCAATTTTTCCTTCTCACGAGATACATACAATAAAAAAAATATATGAAATCAGTTTTATCACTCGACGATTTCTTGAAGCAAGCAGGAATGCTTACTTCGGAAGATGAAGAGACGATGATGATCGAAGAACCGGCCCTTATGGATGCTCCAGTTGATGCCATCGAATTGGCTGTGGACATGCCTTCTGATGACGACTCAGAATCGGGATCAGAACACCATGATGACGATGATCATGACGACGAGGATCACGAAGAAGAGGAAGAGCATGAACACGACGAAGAGGAAGAGGCGGAATCGGCGGGAGAAATGGCTTACGGCCAACTCGAAAGATGCATCGACTATTCAAAAATGCTCAGACAAAGAATTAAGCCCGGCGACGAAATCGAGCCTTGGATTGCAGCAAAGATCACCAAATCTATGGATTACCTCCAATCAGTATTCAACTACCTTGACGGCAAGGACGGAGAAGAAGAGGAAGAGGAAGGTGAAAATTAAAAAAAATATAATTAAATGTTACTTAAAAACGGATCAAAAGGAGATGATGTAAAAAAACTCCAAGAGAAATTAGGCTTAACCGCCGATGGTGACTTCGGACCAGGTACCGAAGCAAAAGTAAAAGCATGGCAAACAGCAAATGGTTTAACTGCCGACGGTATTGTTGGTGACGGAACTTGGGGAAAATTGTTTGGCTCAGCAGCTCCAGCTGCCTCAGCAGCACCGGTAGCTCCCATGGCCACACCAGATTTTAAACTTGCGAATCTAAAAGGACACATCCCGGATTCTGTCATAGCACAAATCCCAGATACAGCTAAGAGATTTGGTATCGCCAGCCCGCTTAGATTAGCCCACCTGTTAGCCCAGGCATCGCACGAGTCAGGCCATTTCAAAGCAGTGACCGAGAATTTGAATTATTCCGCTGATGGCTTGAAAAAAATATTCCCTAAATACTTCCCAGGAAACATCAGTGAGTCTTATGCAAGAAATCCAGAAAAGATTGCAAACAAAGTTTACTCTTCTAGAATGGGTAATGGTGACGAAGCTTCTGGTGACGGATTTCGCTATCGCGGAAGGGGTTTCTTGCAAACTACCGGAAAATCTAACTATGCAGATTTTGATAAAATAGTTGAAGATGACATTTTAACAAATCCTGATCTGGTAGCAACAAAATATGCTCTGGCATCCGCAGCTTTCTTTTTTCAAAAAAACAAACTGTGGTCTATCTGCGATCAAGGATCAACGGATCAAGTAGTTACCCTAGTAAGCAAAAGGGTAAATGGCGGAACAATTGGGCTCAAAGAGCGATTATCTGAATTCAAAAAATTCTATGATCTACTGAAATAAAACATTCAGAAACTTTTTTGAAAGACCCATTCTTTTTAGGATGGGTCTTTTTTTATTTCTATTTTATAAAGGTAATACCCATCGCTTGTTTTTCTCCCGCTTTCAATTTTTGAAGTTACAGTTCCTTTGTCTATTTTGAGAATATTAGCAATAGCACGAGATGAAATGCATTCAATCCTATCGGACCCTCTTTCAGCCACATACAAAAATTTTTGTAACTTTAAGGCAATTTTTTTGCCAAGCTGTTCATCCACAACTTTCCCCTGTATGTGGTTTTTTCTTATGTGCACTTTATAGTTATTAACCCCTATCATTTTACCACAATGCTCACACTCAATTTTCTCTCTTTCCCAATATAATTTTTCCCGATCTTCCTCCTTAAATTTCCATCCACCCATTCCCGTTGCACCCTTATTCCAAGCAATTTTTCCTTTCATACCGGATGGTTTACCCTTCAATTTTTCCGAAATAACTTTTAACCTCGGATCATTTTCTTTGGTTCCACCCAAAGCCCAATTATGCCGGCGATTTTCTTTTAGCCATTCCGAAAGTTTGGGGTTTTTTCTCCCCCTTTTCCACCCGGTCCCAACCGAACTGCAATTATAAAATAATTTATTATTAGAAACATCAAAGTATTCACACCAATAGGTTTCCATCTCTCTCATGTGCTCTTGCGGCCCTTCCCAAAGAATTTGCTTTATGAAGTTCTCCTTACCATATTTTTTTATTGCTTTTTTTAAATATATTCCTGATCCCAGGTATGCATCGTCAATTTCCCCACTGTGAGATCCTACATATTTTTTAAAGTTTAGTAAATTCGTAGTACAATAAACATAGTGTTGCATTCCCATATTTTATATATTTACCGCCCTCGTTGGCCCCTTATATC